CTACAGACCTAAGAGAACTAACTAACTCCTTTAATTTATCTTTTAATTTATCAGTATCATCACTTGTTTTTGAAAACAAACTACTAAGTCCCTCAAAGGCTGCTGAAAATATCCCGGCAATACCAATGCCCGGTAAAATATATGCCAACTGCCTGACTGCCGAAAATGCTTTTGTCGCTCCTGAACCTACTGCACCCAGCCCCCCAGTAACACCAACACTCTCAACCCTTGCAATTTCTTTTTGTAAAACTCTGATTTCAGCATTGAGAATACCAACATTTTTTATATCCGTTTCTACATTTAGAAACGATTGCCTTGCCCCTAATTTTGCCCGTAATGTTTCAAGATTATTTCCAAGTGCTGAAACCTGTGGATTTAATTTTATTATAGCGGCCTCCGTACTTTTTACCCCAGCTGCAACCTTTGTAAAAGTCGGCTGTACCCCGTCTGCGGTTATGACTATCTTTCCTGTAAGTACGTTTGATGGCATCGGATTAATTTTTAGACGGCCATATAAAGTTAGCACTTTCCACCGAAGCTAAGTTATACCACTCCTGCAGACTTTCATCTTTCACCTCTTCTTCTTTCTTTATCAACTCATCATCAAATGGAAGTGAATATAACTGATGGCTTTCCGGCATATCTTTACTCCCAACAAATCCACATACCACACACCATGCGGCCTGCCTCTGTAGCCTCCAATCATCCACCTTGCCCTTAATGACCAATAGCACCTCGTCAAAAGTGCTATTCCAAAATTCATCCGGTGAGGGATTTGATGAATAAAAAACCCGCTGTATCTCAGGCCATGTTAACTGGGTTCCGTTTTTTTTTCGCCGTCATCGGCCACGACATCTTCCTGGGCTGAATGATTGAACAGTTCGATAAATGTCTGCCCCTGCCAACCGCCAAGCTGGTCAATCCAATCACACGCCTGAACATCTGTATAACTGAAAGGGCCGCCGGTTTTCCTCGCTGAGTGTTCCACCGCACAAAGAATATACTCCACCACATCAGACATTGAGGGGTCACCCAACTTCTCCCCGGCCTGCTTGATTGAGTATTTCTGCTTATCACAGAATCTCTTTAATGCCCACGTCCCAAACTGCCCCTTTACTTTTTCACCATCGCCAAGGGTTATTTCAAATTCTTTTCTCGGTAAAAGACTTATTGATGCCATGTTAGAAAGTTATATCAACAGTGCCGTTGCCTGTTATTGTTCCGGTGAATGTTTGTAAGCTACCCACTGTATTCTGTAGTTTTAAATTTGAAAGATACCCGGAACCCTGGATGTAGAAATTAGCCCCCGTACCGCTCGGGTAAAGAACTTTGGCATACACAAGGGTTTGATTATTCCATAACGTAAGCACATCTTTAAAACTCATCTGCGTGGCTGAATCCGGGGTGGTATTCAGGATCATTTCAAAGTCAAAGGAAAACTCATTTGACCCTACCGCCGTCAATGGGCCGCAATCGGTTTGTTCTGTTGTGGTTGGGGTTGTCCCGGTAAAATTCCATGCCTTTTTACAAACGACTGCTTTGTAAGTTATATCATCTGAGGACAAATTAAACGGAACAAGATTACTCTGAATTGTAGTAGGTGTTGACATTTGGGGTACGGTTTAGGATTTAAAGGTAGTTATTTTTTAAATACAAAATTAAGTTTGTGTGGTTATCTGAACGACAAACCGGATAACCTTTACCATCACCGATTCGATTTCACTAAAACTAAGGTTGCGGCTCAGTATAGATTCACAGTAAGCATTGCCAAATTGCAGATTCCCGGCCGTCAGGTTTGTAGTCCCTACTGAGGGCAAAAGGGTCTGTAAAATCTGGTCAGAAATATCATCAATCGTATTCTTTGAAACCTCGCTGCCTGTCTTATTCACAATCTCAATATCAATACTGTTTTTGCTTATCCAAGTACAGTCATTATTCTCGTCCGGGGTTTGCTGCTGGGTGGTAAACAGGATAAAAGTGGAATCGGTGGCAGAAACTTTACGCTTCTCATCGTACATAGTAATTCCACCGGTGTTGCCGGTTAAGGCGGTGAAGATTGCGACCCGAAGGGCTTTGGAGTTATCTCTCAATGTTCAGTAGTTAATATTCTTTTTACATTTTCAAAAAGTTCTTTCTCAATAATCGGCATCTGGATAAAAAAGAACGGATGGGCATGAACCCCAAACCGTGCTATTGAAATAAATATAGGCCACCACAAATTCGGCGCTATCCCTTTCCTTCCACACCATGCAAAAATAAATTTCTTTAAATCGCCCTGCCCGCCACCACCTTTAAACGAAATAGCATAAGCTGATAACTCTGCCGGGACCTGTACCCTTGTTTTTGTTCCCCACTCCACATAAGCTGAATAATTCGCTTTACTTGTTACCTGCCACTCACCCGTTTTAATCTTTTCGTGAATTATTCCTCCTGCTAAACCACCAGTATCATAAGACTGTGCCACAACTGCATCTTTCGCCATCCCAGCCCAATCTTTCGCTGCAGCCTCTAATTCGCCATCAATTTCTTGCTCAAGAATCTTTGGCATATTCTGTAGCTTAGTTTCAAACTCCTTCCACCCCGTTAATGTTATTGTGGTTGGCATGGGGTTTTTTAATTACTTTGTGCTGTTATCCGAAATTCGTATAAATGTTTTTTCTGGTCAATCAACTTTGAATCTGAAAAAGTATAAGTCAATCCGTTAATCACAATCTTTGTATCGCTCCTCAAAGCATTAAATAAGGCCGTCTGGAATCTCACTATCAGCGTCTGATTAACATTGTCAATACCGGCGCCGAAACTTAATGACCGGCTTCCTGAAGTGTCTAATAACTGGCCCCTGGTTGTGCATAAAGTTGTATAAGAATCTGTAAAGCCCCCACCCGCCGCCGGAACCGGGGTATTCTGAAGGAACACCACAACCTCCCTCATATTACCTATTGATCGTTTTGCCATTATTGCCAGAGTTTTCTGAGGTACGGCTCGGCATAAACCAGCGCCGCTTCACATATCTTCTCATCCTTCTCCTCCCCTCTATGCTCGTAAAGCCACACTATCTGAACCAATACCGCCTGTTTTAAATCATTCGGCACCGGTGAATAACCAGTTGTGTAAATTAATTTGTACCGATTGCCCGGCCCCCTAAAATCATTCCCAGTGTAAGGAACCGAAGGATTGAAAGCCCCCATATCTGAAGGCCTGAAACTTAAAAACTCCACACCGTCTGAACTCCACCCTGCCGTCTGTGTGGCGTAAGTAGCCGGACCGCTTCCCTCTGTCCCGGTTCTGGTTTGTACCCCTGTAATGGCCGTAACTGGGCCATAAGGTAATTCCCACTCGTTATAAAGATCAGCGATCATCGTAACCGTCTGGGCAACGATTGAAACATTACAATAGTTTTCAATCATCTTCCTGGCTTTTGTGATCAGCGCCGTTATTAAAGTATCATCATCGGAGTAAGTTACAACGGCCTGTAATTTCGCCTCGGCCAAAGTACAGGGTTCTGTAGGGGAAGATTCTGTACGTTTAATATCAATTATATTATTTCGCATAAACGCAATTAATTAAAAACTGTTCTAACCCTTCAAGCTCTTTCTGCGGATCGTTTTTCACTGCCTGTTGTTTGCAAAGTAACGAATATTTCTCGTAATTATTCTCATTGTCTAAACTCCTGATGGCATCTACCCAATCCTCCACCGTTCCCACATTTACTTGCGCCTCGCCGGGTTCATACACCTTTAAAGGCTTGCCAACGTACAAAGCCGCCTCCCCACAGTTCTCTTTTAAGCCGGGAGTGGGTGTGCAGATTACCGGGATCCCCGAACACATGGCCTCCGCTGCTGTCCGGCCAAAACTTTCGTAATCCGATGGCATTAATAAAACCCTTGTCCTTCTGTAGGTAGAAAGTATATCAGGAGTGTTCGCAACCAAAGTAAAATTTGGTAACTGGATAAGATTGTTTATAATTTCAATCTGAGCCATCTTTAGCGGCCCCTGGTTATCGTAGGAACCAACCACACCCAAAAACTTTTTATCCGGCATGGCTTTGGCAATCTGATAAAATAAATACCCTCCCTTCCTTTCGTTCAAACTGATTAAAGTAATAAACTCTTTTGTTGATTCTACCTTGTAACCGTTCACATCACATGGCGGGTGAAGCACATACCCCGGAATTTTGTAGCCAATCTTATCGGCGATCCATTGACTGTTATACACCGCACTAACATTCCCGAAGTTATTTAATATTGAACTGTACGGTATGTCATTATGAACAAAATGCACCAGCGGCCGCTTTGCTGTCTTTGCCATTAAGATAGTGTACTGTGTCATATCCAAATGGGTTAATATAAGATCAGCCCACCGGTAAGCATCCACCACGCCGGTAGCCGGGAAAACCTCCACCCCTTCATATTCATATCTATTGCCTTTAAAATAATGAAGTATAACCCTGCACTCGTGTCCTTTTTTAATTAAGAATTGGTTTATATTATGTGCCATCCATTCGCTACCGCAGTTATGAACTGGTGGGTATAAATGTATTGACCAAAGTATTCTCATATCACTATTGCATTTTCCGGGTAACAATCATTTCCTGTCATTCCCCCCGCCTGGGTGCCAAACCAAAGTGAAGGGCAAACTATTATTTTTTCAGGGTGTTCACCAAGTAAAGCCGCCATTAAAGAATAAGATGAATTTGAGGTTATAAAACTCTTACACCTTTTCATCAGCCGGAAGTCCTCAATATAATTACCCTCGGCATATTCAATACCCTCAAATCTTTTCGCTGCCGCCTCCCTGTCATCAGTAAAGATTAAAAACTTTTCGCCAGGGAATAAAGCCATAGCCTTATCGTAGTATTCCTTCGTACATTGAGGATGGTAATTATCGGCCCCCTCGTAATAATCTTTTCCCCTCAAATGAATGGCAATAAATTCATTTTGTTCCGGTTCATCTTTCATCCTGAAATAATACCTGATCGCATCCATGCAATGTGCAAAGTACCTCGGTGCCTGGAAATGTCCCACCAGAGAATGATTATCCGGTATATCGAATCCGTGATACCCCCAATGGATAAACATCTCAGGGAACCGTTCTAAATCATCAGCATAAGGAAGTTCATTAACAAAATACTTTTGCACATCAATCTCCTCCGTTTCTGAAAAGTTCCGGTGATCATGATTTACCCACTTGGGGAACGCATAGGAATAACCCTTTTTAGTAGCTATTCCTATCGTTCCGGCGATTTGAAAAAGGCCGTTAGCAAATCGGCCATAGCGGCCTAATTGTCGAAATGTAATCATAGGTACGGATTATTTATAACCGAAGGTTAGAAAACTTATTCTCAATATATTCCAGTTCGGTTATTCTCACTGAACCTGTTGCCACCGTCCTCGTTGCCATTCCTTCCCATTCTCTTATCAATACTTTGGTGTCAAGTATCTGCGGTTGCCCGTATCTGTTTATCATCCGGGCGTAAAAATCACAATCAAATAACCATTTAAGGTTTTCATCAAAAGTAAACTCATTTGCTTTCCACCCCACCGCTGAAGGGGAACCAAAAGTATTACAACCCCTTGCCAGTTCATATACATCTGCATTGAAATACGGAACATGGGGATTGCGGCCTCCCAGGTGTTCGGAAGTACACACCGCCCAGGGGCTTGAAATATTAGCAAACTTCTGTAAACAGTCAATATCATAAAACTGATCATCCTGAAACATGGGTTTAATTATTGAACCTTTGGCATGGATCAAAGCGTTATTCAGATTATAACAGGCTCCCTTGCTGCCGTTGTTCACAAAGTATTTTAAGTTTTCAAACCCAAAGCATAAGTCCTGCAGCGACCTATCCGGGCTTTCATCTGAAACGATTATCTCGTAATCTTTATACGTTTGCTTTTGGATTGAGTAAAGCAAATCCATCAGCATCTTGTCGGCCACTCCGGCCATTTCATATACAGGTATGACTATACTAATCATATACATTCGGGTTACTTTGCAAATCCATCATTAAATGAGGCACAAACACCCACCGCCCCGGTATATTCATTTCATTCTTACCGGGAACTATTATTAGTGCCATCCAATATTGAAACTCTTTAAACGAAATTATATGCCTGTAAACCTTCTGCACTTCAGCATATTTATGCGCTTTCAAATAGTTTATCAGAGTATGTGGATTTTTACCCCAATCAATATTCCCTATCCTGACTATCGTATAAGAATTAAAATGATTCCTTACCGTGTTCTCCATTATTCGCTTATGCCTTGCATACTCGGTCTTTGAGTAGTAGATACAAAGGCTGCTGAAATATACAAGGTGCTTATCCTTTGGCTGGCTCATTAGTAGCTGCAGTTCCCTTTGGTAAGGTTCCGGGTCGGTAGTATTACTGTCAGATACCCCACTGGCAAAGAAGGTTACATCTTCCCTGTCATGTAGTGCTGTTGCTATATCGCCGTGTCCGAGAATCATAAATAATACTTTTTCCAATATAATTTATCGCCCCTTTTAAACCTTCTCCAATATTTATTCGGGTTTGGGGTGTTGTCGTAAGTAGTTTTTTTTT